GGTAGGCTTGGCCACCTTCGCATCTGACGATACGGGCCATGTAGGCGTTATCTTACAGGGCTTGGTAGCTTAGTTCTTTGGGGGAGGGCATTGCGCCCTCCCCCAAATCCCCATAACAAAGAGAAAATAACAATGAATAAGAAACAGGCCGCAGCGCCCCCGCCCGCGCCGCAGATGGAAGTAGCCCAGCCCGTGGACATGGGGCTGGAGCCAGCAGCGAAGCCGGAGGTGACGGCAGATCAGATCGCCGAGCTTATCGGCAGCGCCAGTGACGAGATCAAGAGCAAGATTCGCTCTAAGCTCGACCTCGACAAGACACACGCCAGGGTCCGCAAAAACACGGCTAACAACCAGCAGGTGCGTAACACCGTGAAGGCTTTTGGCGAGGTAACCCACACCCCGGACTTTACGCCCGACCCTCCCTCGCGGATAGCAGATCGCGGCCCCGAAGCAGTGGCTATATGGAAGAACAGGTGGCTGGAAGGCAATGGCAACAACCTGAGTGAGTTCGACCTCGACCAAATTACAGAAGTGCATATGTAAATGGCAGATCCCATTAGGGGCGACCTCAATGTGCATGGCACCGTGTTTGCGGCAGGCTATCGGGGGGACGGCACGCAACTCAATGCGCTTGCCGCCCCTCAGATGACCACTACGGAGCGCGACGCCCTGAGTTCGGTTGCTAATGGATTCATCCTTTATAACAGCAGCACTAACAAGCTCCAAGTGCGCGCCAATGGAAGCTGGGTGGACTTACATTGACTAACATAGAAGTGATGCAAGCCGCCTTGCGGCGTGTGGGCTTGTCCGAAACATCTACGACGTTTAAGGACTCCGCCAGAACATACCTCAACATGACCGCCAAGGATGTGGCGTCGAGGGCCAAGTGGTTTTGGCTTTTCAAGGAGAGCAGCTTCGCCTGCGTAGCCGATCAGCGCAGCTATAGCTTGGCGTCGGATGTAGCAGAGCCGCTATCCTTCCGCAACCACACCGAAGACCATGTTATGGTCATTTGGGACAGCCAGAACCTGGATGCCAGCGACCCCGACCACTCCGAGACAGGCGATCCTCGCTTTGTTAGCATCGGCGGCATCGACAGCACCACGGGATACATCAAGGTGGACCTGTTCCCGCTGCCCGACGGCACCGACACGGTAAAGTATCGCTATTACGCGTTCATTCCCGACTTCGCCTCCGACAACGACGGCGACTCCCTCGACCCCTACGTGCATCCCATCATGCAGCCTGCCCTCATGTTTGGCGTAAGCTCCCTATATAAGAGCGAAAAGGGGGATGATCAGGGGGCCATGGTCGATAAGAGCGAGATGGAGCGCATCATACAACAGGGGCTATTGCAGAACACCGTCGTGCAGGGCAATCGCGTATACCGCATGCGCCGTGACGATAGCATGTCGGTGTCGGACTTCAGGTTTCAGCCTACGGAAGGCAGCTTGAGCTAACATGCCCATAAACGCAAGCTCCATACAATACGGGCCATGGAAAAATGGCGTGCGCTATGATCTTCCCGCAGAAGATTTGGGCATAGAGGCGTTGTATGAGATGAGCAACTGTCGCGTAGGGCAGGCGGGCGAGGTGACAAAGCGCAAGGGCTTCGCCAAGTTCAACGCCAGCGCACTCAACAGCGATGCCACAATAACGGCAGTGGGGCAGGTTACGCTGGCGGCAGTAGAGAAGACGTTTGCCATTGCGGGCAATAAATTCTACGACGTTACGGGCGGCAGCGGCACAGACCGAACGGCCTCCATAACAATTACCGCAGGCAATGACAATGTGTTTGAGTGGGCGCTGGCTGGGTCAACGCTGGTGCTAACCAATGGCGTGGACACAGACGCCCTAACATGGACAGGCGGCACTAACAACATTGCCAACCTTGATGACGATGGCCGCTTTACGAAGGGCAAGCACATCGCCTATTGGGACAACCGGCTTTTTATAGGCAATGTGGACGGAGCGAACTATCAGCTATGGCGCTCCAGCACGGGCGACATCACAACGTGGGGCAGCACGGACTATTACAACTTCGACCACCCCATAACGGGGCTATCGCCGCAAGGCAATTCGCTGGCCATCCACACGGAAGAGGGCATACACACCCTGACGCCCACGGGCAACGCCACAGTGCCCTATCAGGTGTCGCGGCAGGCCCCTGCGGGCAGCGTGGCGGGGCGGGGCATCGTCAACCTGCCCTCCGGCATGCAGCTTTTCCCCCGATCCGATGGGTTCTATGCGTGGGGTGGCGGCGATCAGGTGACTAAGATCAGCCAAGCCCTCGACGGGTCTCGCTTTTGGGACAAGTTGAACACAGCCAAGATGAGCCTTATACATGGGCTGTATTACCCTAACATGAACGAGGTTTGGTGGTTTGTTCCCTATGGCACCTCGCAGGCCACTAACAACTATGCCGTGGTGTATAACACGGCGCTGAACTGCTGGTCCGGTCCATATACCAACATGGCGCGCGATTCGTCGGCGCTGGTAGATGACATACCCCATGCTGGCGGCTTCAATGGCCTCATATACGAACACGACACCAACGAAAATGACGATGGCAGCGCAATATCCAGCACGTTTACCACGGGATCGCCTGCGCCAGTCGGAGCAGATGTTAGGCTGCGCTGGCTCTATGCACGCCATTTTTATGATGTTCAGGCCAGCGGCTATGACGTTCAGGTGCTACAGCAATCGCCTAAAATAACAGGCGTAACACAGTCCATTCTTATGGGGCAGGCCACGCTTGGGCTGGGCGACTTTTCCATCGGCACAACGACGCTGGGCGGCGAAAGCACGGCCCTGTATGCGGACACGGACTTGCTCGGATACGACAACACCTCACAACTTAAATACACCAACAACGCTTTGAATGAGCCGTTTGTCTTTAGGCGTGTATTATTGCAATACAAGCCCATTGGACGGATGAGGCGGCGCAAAGTGGTAGGCGTGGAGTAACGACATGGCTAACGGCACATTCGATTATGGAAGCGACCCCCGCTTAAAGAAGATCCGGCAAGGCGCTAAGTATGGTATGTACGACCAGGCCGCGCTGACAAAGGCCTTGAATGCCCCCGACCTCAAGGGGGCTGCGGGCTACGACTTTGGTCAAGCTGCTGCCGAGATTGGCGACGCCTACAATCCACAGGGCAGTTGGCAAGATTACACCTCTGGACTCTTGGGGGCAATGAAGTCCGACCCCAATGCGCGCGATCCCGGCTATGGTGGCATGTCTTATTCGCAGTTCCAAGGTCTTTTTCCAAGCCAAGCACAAGCATTTGGGCGGTCTCAGGAATTTAAGGACTTTCAGTCGGGCATAGGGCAGCCGCCCCCGCAGACAACTCCGGCTAACCCAGCCGCCGTAGTGCCGCCTTCTCCGCCACCTCCTCCGCAGCAGCCGCCGCCTTCTCCGCCACCTCCGCAGCAGCCCCCTCCTCCGCAGGGTGGTGGCGGTGGCCCCGCCATTGATCCGGGCATGAAGGACCTTTACAACCAGCAGATGGAGGCGGCGCGCGCGCTTGCTCGCGCAGGGCGCACGGACTTCAATTTGGCCGACGCCTCCGTAGCCGCAGAGCGCATGGGGCTGTCTGGAGACATAGATGCCCTACGCGAGAATGTCATGCAGTCGTTTGTGGCTCCGACGGGAGCCGCTACGGGGCCAGCCGCCCAGCCCCAGGTTGATGTTAGGCGTGAGCAGTCGGGAATAACAACGCAGGCTGCGGCCCCTTCGGCTGCGGCGGCGCAGGCCGTGGGTGGCGTGACGGACGCTCAGTTGCGGCAGCAGCAGATGGATACGCAGCGCGAGCTAATTGGCAGCGCAGAAGACTTTGCGGCGAGGACGCGGCAAGGGTTGCCCGGCTTGCGGGTGGCAGATCCCAACCTGAATATTCGGCTCGATGAGGCAGCAGCCCCCACGGGCGGACCCAATATCGGCGTGCGGGGCCTTGGCAGGCCCGAGTTGTTGGCTACGGGCGACGTTCAATACGATCCCGAGTATTTCAAGTACGAAACCGACTTGCAGCAGTTGATGCTGGACACGCTGCGGCAGAACCTCGGCGG